ACTTTAAAAATCTTTTCGCTGAAAAAAGGTATACCTTCGTGATACGTTGTTTCGTTTACAACACTAAAATATGTTTCTTTGTAATACTTAACAATGCTAGATTCGTATTGCGCTCTATTTGTAACTAAATCTGTTGTATCAAGATATAGGTCGGGAAGGTCGACAATATCTTTATTACGTTCTATTAGATCATTAATAAATTTATTGTCTTTGTAAATGTTTCTTAGTTCTCTAAAAGAGTTACGCCAATTATCACCTCTGTCAGACTTTCCAAAACTTATGTGTCCTTTGTCTAATAAATTACGTTCGTACAACATAAGCATCATCAAAGGACGATGTGATCTCCATCTACGATTTAGACACAAGAATTTTTTTGGCCACTTCTTTGTTTTTGTAATACCTATAATATTTTTGTTAGTGTGTATTGTATCTATTCCTGTTGCTTCAAAACAATTAAAGTAATCTAATTTAAGTTGAGGAGCACCATATTTTTCTGCAACACGTTCTACAGTTTTTATCATAGTAGGAACAGCAGATTGGAAAATGACCTGTTCTGCAGGCACATCATATCTTAGAATAACATTTCTATAGATGCTTTCCACAGTATCTGTAAAGTATTCAAGTGCATTATCTAAAACTAAAAACGCATCTCTATTTCTAATCTTGTTTAAGACATCTTCCGGTACAACATCTGTAATAGGAAACATTCTAAAACTTTCTTTATCAGAAAATTGTATATAGAAAAAATCTATGTTTTCACTTGTCTTAATTTGCGAACCAACACTGCTGTTAATTTTTATCTTTTGCGGTTCGCGAGGATTGTATGTTTGCAAGTAAATTAAATTTGTAGAATTTAAACAAGCCATTATAATCTACTTTGATGCCTTTGCTGCCAAAACTTATTTGTATCATCTAGTGTTTTACATAGATGTACTTTTTCATCCATCTCTATTGCAAAGTTTCTCATTTGCTCTGTGAATTCAAATTCAGGAAACATATTACTCACATACTCTGCGTGACCTAATGGCGTAGGATGATAATCTGCTGTTTGTCCTTTTCCGTTATGCCCACGTATAGGTGTTGTTGGCCAACGACCATTGTATACATTTGTTACAATAGGTTCTGCAATTTTATCTACTGTGTCTTTATAAAATTCCATAACACCCGTATGCCATTCTTCTTGTGGTCTTTCAAACGTTCCGCTAATCTGTAACTCTATCATAGGACTCATAGATAGCATTTTATAATCACAAGGTAAAGATTCTAAGTAACTTGAAGCCATCTCAATTAATCCTAGATCACGTATTAAATAAAATCTGCTGTCTGCCCATTCATAAACAAATTTATTATCAAGTTCTCCTTGTGTGTAAATGTTTCCTGGAGTAATCCAATTTTTATTCTTGTATCTATCTTCTCTAGAAATACTACTCCACATTACAACTATTAAATCATTCTTTGTAAACTTATGTTTTTTGTTTGCTTCTACAATACTGTTGCTGATAAACAAGTTTCCTGCGCCGCTTTTGCCGTAATTGTAATATTCAGGAATTTCAACTCCTATAACATCTGCCCAAGTAGGCCAAAAGTAATTTGTCATACTACATCCAAAAGCAAAAAACCTTTTGTATTCTTTACTGAACTGCTTCATTGAAGTACTCCTTGCCTTTTTGTATTGCACTGCTTAAAGCATCGTGATAAAAACTTGACTTGCGTAAATGCTCCCAATTATGAATAATGTTTTCAAAACTATCACCGATACGTTTTAGTTTTTCATCTCTATCAAGCGATACCCAAGTTTCTAATATATTATGTATTTCATCAAACCTTGTTTTAGGATCTTCTATACTATCATACTCTGTACCGAAACCTAAAAAGTCACACTTGAATCCTAGTTCTTCAAGACCTTTAATTGTGCCGCTACCGGCAATTAATAAAAAAGGATGGCCTAGTGCAATAGGTTTGAATATTTTCTCAGTTACAAAACTACTGTTGTCTATAAAAATAGTTTCTGTAATTATAGTTAATAGTGTGTTTTGATATAGTTCTGCATTATAGTTCCAAGCAGCATTTGTGTTTTCCCAGTTACCGTCAAGATATAAAGGATAATGCTGTTTCATTAGTTCTGTAAATTCACTAGGATTAACCCCCGCAAGCCTTGCAGATAAAATATCATTTTCTTTGAGTTGATTACAACTTACACGGCCTTTATCAAGTAAATTATTTTTTGCAAGATAATACAAGTGTGCGCCTCTGTGAGGTCTGTATACTCTGTTCAAACTGTTAAAGTCTTTAGATTCTGGATTATACATTGCATCATATATACAAGGACGTTCTGGCATTTTGTTATCAAAAAATATCTTGCCAAAATGATTACTGTACTGTACATCAAACAAACGGTCTTCCATATTTTTTTCTAGCCAAGCATTGTAGTCTGCTTCAATTTTAGTATTACCTTGCAATATTAAAACACTGTTTTTAGGATACTTGCGTTCACGCATTATTTCAGTTGTTGCTCTAAAAACATCATAATGGTTAGTAACCATCGGGCCGCCTTCTTTGTCTGCAAGTATTACAAGTCTAAGTTTTTTTAGTTTAACCTGTTCTAGTAAATCTGCAGGAACCATTTGTAAAATATGTTTAGGTCCTGTTCCTTTATTTTCGCCTGACCACCAATTAGGATCGCCATTAACATCAATAAAATACAAACCACACTCATTCCAATCAGATAGTTTATGGTATTCTATACCCATACTTCGAAGTTCTCTTTTAAGTATACTTCCTGGAGATGTTAACCACCAAGTACTACTTCCGTGTGATTCAAACTGCTGTAAGTTTGACTGATCTAATTCCAAGGTATCAAAATAAATTTTCATTCCATAATTTCCTGTAGTTCTGGAAATGTTTTTTCAAAATTTCTATTTCTGATTTTATCGTAATAATCTGTATGTACAATAAATTGTTCTTTAAGATTTTCATCATATTTGCTGTTTTCTAAGTGTCTTACAACGTCTCTTAACAGTCCTTGTACGTGTGCATTATACTTGTGTGACTTTGCTTTTATTTTGTTTATGACACTCCACTTGAGCATATCATTAAGTATACTTGCACTGTAGTATTCGGGATGAACAATATTATAAAAAGTAGGATATACATTTGTATCAAATAGTTTTTGTTCTAACACATAATCTAAAAAATCAGTAATAGTAAAAACATTAAATGCACTTATGACAGCACTAAAGTTTAACCTAACGTGCGGTGTTTCTCTTTTAATAAGTTTAATATTATTTTCTATCTTACTCCAATTAGTACCTTCTCTAATATATTCTGCTCTATCTCCGTAATGATCTAAACTAGCAAAAACCTGGATGTTTGGAAAATGCTTCCATAGTTCAATAACACTTTTATTTTTGTAATGTAAATTACTAAGATTAGTATTATAACTTATTTTTACATCTGTATTATTTGTTTCAATCAAATGTTCTAGTATAGCATAATGCTTATCAGTCATTAACGGCTCACCGCCGGCAAAATAAAAACTTTCTATGTCCTTAAAGTAAGGTTTGAACTGCTCATATAAACGACTGTTATCATCGCCATCAGCCATAATGAATATTTCTTTGTGCTTACCGTTAGCACTGTCTTCTTGTGCCCAAGTGCTTGAATATGTACTTGAGCAACTTCTACATTTAAAATTACAAATGTTGCTCCATCTAACATCAAAATGTCGAAGAGTCATTTCGGGATACGTACCGTCCTCTAGTGTGTGTTGTACTAGCGGAATTAAATGTGCAAACTCTTTGTTTTTAGATATACGTGTGCTTTCGTTACCACTATCTTCTTGTTGATAACAAGCACGGCAAGTGTCGCATTTTTTGCCTTCTAGCATATTGCGTCTTAACTGTTTGTATCTATCGTTGTTCCATATTTCTTCAATTGTATTTTCTCTAACATTACCTAGATGTTTGTCATATTCACCAACACAGCAAGGTAGAACACTACCGTCTGGATTGACATACATATGGATCCAAGGATAAATGCAAAACGATTTGTTATCCATTGTTCCACTCCGTATACAAATTTAACGCCCACAACGAATGTTGTGTATCGTTAGGATGAGGCTTATGTTGAGGACAGTTTCCTAAATAAGCATTAGACTGTGCAATCAAATCTAATTGATGAGATACATATCTAGAATTATATTTTATTTCCCTAAAATCTTTCATTATATGATCTAGCCAGCCTGCAACATAAAAGTCAGGCATTTCTAATTTAACTCCATTTACTTTAGCACTAAATTTTATCCAACTTTCGTCTACTTTTTTAAATGAATGTTTGTTAGTGTCTATAATTCTACAAAAGTTTTTCCATACAAGTGTTTTTACGTTTGTATAAGGTTTTATTATTTCTTCGAGACAATTAAAAACAATTTTATCATATTTGTCTAACCATCTATCAAAAGATATACTTTTGCTTTTTAAAAATTTTTTACTGTAAAGTTTTCCTATAGGATGTCTATATGCAGATAAGTCAGTTAGTTGTTGTAACTCTCTACTTGGCTCAGTAACCTGCATACACAAATAAATGTTTTCATACTTTTCTTGTTCAACAATATATGGTAAAATACGCTCTAGTTCTTTTAGCATATACAAATTACTGTTGCCTGGGACAGCGTACTGATAAAAATCAGTGTCCATTAATAGTGCAAGTTTAGGTCCGAATGTGTGTTTAAGTTGACTACATAAATCAAACTCGCCTGTTTCTGTAGCAATGTTTTCTAGGCCTTCGCCATATGCCCAACTTTCGCCGATGTTTAATAGCAAATCCTTTTTGCCTCTACGCATCCATATTTCAGTATTTTCTGCAGGTATTTTTATATGTACAGGTTTGAGATTATCATTACGTACTAAAATACTTTCAAAATTATTTAAGATACTGTGAGATGGATCTTTTCCTATATCTGCTTTATCCCAATCCATTACAATCCTCAAAAAATTCTACTAGATCAGGAAACGTTTCTCTAAAGTCTACATTTCTTCTTCTGTCGTATTCTCTAAACCAAGCAGCAAAATCTCTGCGGCCTTCGTTTAGTTTTTGAGCAGTGTATTCTGTACTTGACATATAATCTACTACACGTCTAAACTTTTCGTATTCCATCTCGCTAAATTTAAATCTATCCTTATCATCAAGATTATCTTTTATAAATTGCAAGTGCTTATGCATATAAGGCATAAAATCTTCCTTAGGAAGAATATTCATATCATACTGTAAAGGTTCTTTTAAGTATGGTGTATCAAATCTTATACGTTGCCATTTTGTTTGAGAATCTGTGTTATATTTTTTACGCCATTCTAATATTTTTTCTAATAACTTATTAAAGTTTGTAACAGTTAAAATATTAAATGTAACCATAAAAGTTAAAGGATGATTTGTTTTAGTCATATAGGTATCAAAGTTCTTTTCCCACAGTTCTAAATCTAATCCTGTACGAATGTACTCTGCTTGTTCGCCCCAAGTATCCATACTTGTAAAAACTTTAAAATCTTTAATGCAGCCTTTAGCAACAAGACTGTTTACTTTATCTGCAAAGCGTTCTATCAATATACTTTTAACACCAAAGTTACTGTTTATGTTTAATTCTAAATTAGGCATAGGGTTCTTTTCTAATTCGTCAAACATACGCCAAGTACTTTGTTGTAGTAACGGTTCTCCTCCTGTAATACGTAAAATTGTAAGTGTCTTACGTAGTTCAGGCCACCATTCCCAGAATGCTGTTACGTAAGGATTATCTTCTTCTTTATGTATTTTAAACCAATCAATGTCATTGCGATGATTTTTAACCATTGTGTATGGTCCGTGATCACGTATTTCTTTATGATATGTACTACTATGCTTAGGATGACAGTAACCACATTTAAAGTTACATTCGTTACCAAATGAAATTTCTACATACTGCGGATTAACATCAGCCATAGGGTCTGCTTTAATTGCAGTAAATCTTTCTTCAGTATAGATACTAGCATTACGTTCTTTCCTGTCTGAAATATAGTCTTTGCCCATACATTCAATATTCCAACAGTACTGACAACCGCTTGGCTTTTCACCATTAAGCATTTTTTGACGTTCTGCTTTCTTTTGAGGAGTATTATGTAGTTGACTTGGATTTTCTTTTAGTCCTTCTAATGGAATTTTATGAGGCGCAGGATGATAACAACTATGTGTTTCGCCTGTTTGTAAATAGATAGTGGTATGATGCCATTTAGCCATACAGAATGTAGGTGAAATCTCATCCATAATAGGAATAAATTTTTCTATTCTATCCTTGTCTTGCATCAAACTGCTCCTTTAGCCATTTAAAATCATTTATCTTGCGAAGTGCATCAGGCTCAGCACTATTGCTAACACCATATTTCCTACCGGCTCTGGCGCCTTGAATAGCATAGTCCCCAAACGGTCTGTCTCTACCGTAATCACTACACCATTTACTAAGTCTTTCATCTGTTTCATCATCTTTTTGACCTTTAATAGTTCTACTTGCTAACTTACAACATTCCCTAAAAGCACTTTTCCAGGTACTAAATGCATCTGTGTTAAATGCTGTAATGTTACTTACTTCTTCCATCGCTCTAAAACTGTCAGAAAGGCTTGTAGTCATATCTGGACTGTTTATATCCATATCAATTGTGAGTTGACGTGGAAATAATTTAACTCCGCCGTAGCCGTATTCTAAATCTGTTATAGGATTTCTACCTCTCCACACATAAACACTTTTTCTAGCATTAAAATCGTAGTATGGTATTTGCATATCAAACTTAAAACTATCAACTATTTCTGCATCAGCGTCTACAATATAAAACAATTCAGTTGTACACTGCTTTGCTGCTTCTATGTGTGCTTGGTGTATACCCGTTACATCTTTAATCCATACAGCATTAGGAGACTTAGCAAGTAACTTGTTATAGTTTATTTCTGCATTTGCTTCGTGATATGATATAAATGCAACATCAAATAATTTTGATTTACTTGCAACAATATCTATTTCTTTTTTGTTTGTGAAAAATCTATAATCCCATTCACGTTGTAATATACGTGCAGACTTTGGAAAAATGCATACACCATCATAATAATTTCCGTTGCGGAAAACGTGTACATAATTTGCGTCCCATTCAGGAACTCTATAATCTAAATTAAAATCATCGGCTAGTTCTAAATTGTCCCATACAACCCAAAAATGTTTTGTTAGACTTTTAGTTGCAACTTTCTCAAATGTTTTACAGTGTTCTATCTTCTGTGCATTAGGAAATCTCTGCTTGAACACTGTCCAACCATCGATATTACACTCACCATTGCTGACAAAAAAGATATCATACATACTTTTGACTATAATAGGTAGTACCTAATCTAATAGTTTCCTCGTATAATGCCATTACGTATCTACTTTCTTGCGGATCCAATGTTGGCCAATCTAATCCTAAATTGGTTCTTATCTCGTTACCTAACCATTTAGTTTTATCAACCAAACCAATTTCATCTGTTTCGTATTGCTTACATTGTTCATTATAAAGATCACGTAGTGATTCAAAATCTCTAACTTGAATATGATCCCAGTCAGTACAGTTTGTAAGATATGTTCCTAATCTTGCACCATAAATGGCCCATAAGCCATTATCAATATGAGAACCAACTGTACTCCATATCCTTAATCTATGCAAGTTGTGCCACCATATACGCTCTTCGATCTCCATAGGCGGAACTTGTAATCCGCCATCTAACGTCATCTTAACTCCTTCACGGAATCCCGCTCGCCAAGCCATAAAAGGAGTTTCATTGATAATTGTATCACTATATGTAACTGGAAAGTTTCTATAACCTTCTTCCCAGCAAAAATCTACTTGTGCTCTTTCACTATCTGCATTTTCGTGTGTTTTCATATCAAGGATATGCTGGCGATGCCATAACTTTAAGCCACCATTTCCGTAACGCAACCCATTAACATTATTTCTGCCGCACCAACTATATGCACGGATTTTTTCATTTGTCATATCTAAATCTAAATCAAAAAACTTAGGATCAACAATGTTGTCTGCATCTACAGTTAGTACCCAATCTGTTTCTGCTGCTTCTGCTGCTGCTTTGTGTGCGTGGTCTGATCCTTTTACACCGTGTATACGTTGCGCCCAAGGAACTTTATTACAAAGGTCGGCATAGTGTAAATCAGCATTTGGCTCATCATAACTTAAAAAGAAAACATCAAATTCTACTACTTTTGTCATACTTCCTCGAATACATAATTTTTAAAAAGTCTGCGTGTAAACACACTAGCATCATCTGGACATTCGCAAGTAAATTCAAATGCTTTACCTACTATATCATCTAGTTTAACACTAGCGGTATAGTAACTTGTGTGTGGATCATTATATTCACATATATCAAAACTTAAAATAGTTTCACCGTCCCAAAATATTTTTCTTTTTGCTACTGGTTCATCTCTGTTTAATTTATATGTACCACCAAACTTTTCTGATAGTTGAACTGTAAATTTATCACCTTTGCGTGATACAATAACATCAGGTTCGTCTATATCCGCCCACTTAATATCTATTACTCTATGTAGTACGTCATCAATTTTAAAAAGATTTTGTACTTCAGTAATCTCTAAACTTCCTGATTGTACATCAATAAAACATTTACTTAAAGGAACTTCACCTTCTAATATTGCAAGTGCATTTTCTTTATCAATTTCTATAGTATTTTTAAAACGAGTTGTGTCAATAGAGTAATCAGGACCTACACAAAGTACCTGACCTGATTCTTTGTCAAAGGCTGCAAGATATGTAATAACTGGTGGTTTCCAGTTCGCAGCCCATTCATCAAAATCTGGGAGGTCAGGAATTTCTCTTATCTTTTCTTCCACGCTATTTCCTCCAATATGTTAATTGTTTCTAATGTAATTTTATCCTTTTCCACATAATGTAAAATATCAGTTTGTTGGAAATTTCCTATTTTAACTTTTGCATTTCTATCAAAATAAAACCCTACGTGATCAGATACTGTGTCTGCTGGATAAGGCCAATTTTGTATCATACCTTTCATATGTACAACACGCGGAAACTCTAAAGGGTATGCAATATCATCAGCAACATCTAAAATTTTTGCTGCTAGTGCAAATGCTTCGTCTGTTCCTACAACTTTAGGTTTTTTATTAACTAAAAATTCATTAGAATATCTGTCTGGATTTTTAATAATTTCTCTTTGTAGGTTAAAGAAATCTTTTGCTAATGTACTATTTTTAACAAAAAATGTGTAAAAGGAATATAAGTTAGGTAAATCGTTGGCTGTAAAACATTTTCTGTAATGATCATCAGTAACTAGTTCGCCTCTATATGTGTATGCATTGTTAGCAACATATAGTTCACTGTTGTTGATAAAATACTCTGCCCAATGGCTGTAATCTCTAAAAAACAGCATATCTGCATCTAAGCATACAGTATTTTCAAAAGGTGTTAGTGTATCCATATAGGATCTACTATCCCAACCTTCTGGACCTTTCCATTCAATTACGTGATCAAACACCCAGGTCGAAGTGAAGTTTTCAATATGATCCTTATTGTCTATTACTAGTGCAACTTTGTCATACCCTTCTTTTTGTGTATTCTTGATGCTTAATGCTAATGCATATGCAAGACGTGTGTAATTTGTGTCAGCACCTTCATTAACAATAATTAAATATCCAAAGTCAATCATATTAACTCCATTAGTTGATTAATATTTCTTGTAATAGATTGTTTATTCATAATATGAATATCTCTACCTTTAATATTACACAAAGTATAATCATTTAAATTTGCAGTTAGTAGTTTGATACCGTTTGCATCGACTTCATAAATCATATCTTTATCTGGCACTGAAAGTACAGGCGGCATTGCATAATCATCATCTGTTTCAAATCCATACATAATATGTCTAGCGATAGCAAATGAAATATCATTTCTATACATTCTGCTATCAAATCTATAAAGGTCTGCAAACTTTTTGTAATTGTCTTTAATATGTTTTACTAGATCAAAAAATACTTTTGTATTTTCGTTTTTTGTAAACATAACTGTTGTTGCCCATAAAAGTTTTACACCTGTTTCGCTAATATACTTGTCTAAGTATCCTATTCTACTTCCCTGAACATCGTTGTATTCTGGACTAATAAGCAGGTCTGCATCAGTATCCCAATATTCATTTAGAGAATCACTAAAAACAAAATAATCGCAATCTATCATTAGTGTTCTATCATAAGGTGTAAGATCCCAAACACTGGATCTATTACTATTTTTAAATGGAGCAACTACACTTTCTTTTCCGTCATTAAATTTTCTTTGTTGTGTATCTTCGGGTCTGTCAACTGTAATAATATTTTCAAAAACTTCGAGTGCTTTTTTCCATAGATCAGATTTGTGCATCCAATCAACAGTTGATTGATCTGTAACTAAACTAACAGGAACCTGTAGATGTTTTTTAGCAAGGCCACCGGATACAATAGCCATCTTAGCATAATCTATCTGCCTGTTATTGTGTGCAAATATTAATATGCCTTTTTTCACGATACTAGTGTCTCTACTGATCTACTTTTTTTAATTTTTGTATATTCTTCGTGATATTCAAATGTTGCTGTGAAATATCTATCAAAAATTTCATCTCTAAATTCTTCCAACTTTTCTACTAAAATTGGATTTTCATTTGTATCTAGTATTACTACATTTTCTGTTCTATCTTTATTGATAAGCATTTCTACAAAGTTTAATAGATTTCTATCAATTTTAAAAATACCACCATTCTTACCATATGTAAGTCTAGCGTCAATCTTTTCTTTTAGGGTTTTGCGCTGAACAGAAAGTGTTTGACGATACTTGGAAAATTCCAAAGCATCTTTATATTCATTTTGCATAATAACTCCTTTATAATGTACGCATATATTTATTGGTACATCTGGAGCGTAAAGGGGATTTGTGGTAGTAGTTTTTAGCCTATTTCTATAATAGAACCAATGTTTACAATAGGTGTAGCAATGTTGAAACTTCCTGCTCCGCCTGGTTGTAGTGTTCCTGTTGCTTCTGTAGTTTGAACGCTTACAGAAACTTGTCCATCTACTACGTCAGGACCAAAACCACCATCACCTGGATTCGATGGTCCAACTACAGGCGGACCGCCTTGCTCCTCGTGATCATCAATCAGCTCTATTCTAATTTCAATAGTATCAGCACCTGTTAGATGTGGATTTGCTTGGTTAGGAGTTCTAGCAAAAATTCTGTATCTGTTTAGTGAATAAGGACTTGATCCTACTACATCAACATAAGGATCTTGGAAAGTACTTGTGCATTTATAAAAGTTACTACCATTAAATGTAGGACCTGCTCCAGTACCTGGATGATTTCCGCTAAACTTTTGTGTTCCTGCTGCATTTAAAATACTAGTCCAAGAAGCATTCTGGTTAGTAGACAGTCCTCCGGATCGTGTTGTAGTGATATCAATACTGCTACCGCTGTTAAAAAAGTGTCTACTTTCGTCTAGATCGCTAAACAACACGAAAATTGTACAGGTAAGTGAATCACTCCAGTTATCACCGTAAGTTGGATCTGGCCAAGTTCTTTGTACTGTCCCGTGATTTACTGTTCGTCTTTGGCCTGCAACTGCTAGGTTTCTAGCATTTGCGTAGATA